TGGATCAAGCGCTTCGTAAACTGTATAATTTCTATAATCAATGTTAAAAGGTTTGACTACGTGGATATTGCGTGAAAACTGTTTAAACCTCAAACCAATCAAGTGCTGGAATTTTCCGTATATTCTCGCCTGCTTTTCGTCCTCTGAATACTCCCCAATCATTCTTTGTATATCGTCGTGTTCAAGGTGTCCCCTTATGCCGTGCTGTATGCAAGCGGCCTCAACTCCGGCTTCAATGTAAACACGCTGTCCTTTGTTGGCAAGCTCGGTGTCTGGGTTAGCTATTATATGGTCATAAAGCCACGCCGCATACAACGGCGTTTCCGAAATGAAGATTATACCACCTTTTCTCATACGCGACACTGTGGCCTTAAATATCGCCTCTGTTGGTGGTTCGTCAAACCACGCCCAGCCCAACGTCGCGCTCTCAAACTCTTTGGCGTCCTGCTCGTAAGACATAATGTCAAATTCAAACCCTGTGTCTGTTGTCCAGTGGCTATCGTATTGCTTGCCGGCTTTCTTGGCTACATATCTGCCTTTTGGAAAATACTCTTTGAGCGTAGGGATTAAGTTAATTTTCAAGTTCTCTGGGTCTGAAACTATCCTGCCCTTTTTAGGAAACGGAAAATCTTTGAATAATGGCATATCAAAATACTCGTTTGTGCTGTCTTTTCCCCAGAGAATATGTGCGACAATGTTGGCTGACACGCACGTCTTTCCAACGCCGTTTGCCGCAGAAAATAACACAATGAAGTTGTGCTGTCCATTCTCATTTGGCTGTCCAACCTTCTTAATAAACTCCTCGCATTTCCCATTCGGCTTGTAAAACATAAACTTGCGGTTCTGAAATCGCTTGACTTTATTTTGCTTGACCTTGCGCAGAAACTTTATGCTTTCCTCTCGGTCGCCGGTGTCCAGCAAATCGTTTAACTCTTTTTCTAATTCTTGAAACTTTGCCATATTATTTTAAATACTTTTTTAAAATCTGCTCAAACTCACCCCACGCCACGTCCCTTTCGTGTTTCCTTTGCTCCTCTGAAAGTTCGCAAGGAAATCCGGTTAATGGCTCAATACCAAATTTCATTTTTATTTCCAAAAACTCACAAAATGCTTTATAAACCAAATTAACAATTGGATTTCCGCCCTCAACCTCGCTCCTTATGATCGTTTGTGCAATATGCAGTTCGCCAACCTTCTCGCCCAATTTGAAAAATTTATACACTTGGTTTAATCCTCCACCCTCAATCAAAACCTTGCAGTCAAACATTTTTGCATACCACCTCCACATAAATTTATTTCTAACCAACCACATAGGGACTTTAAAAACCTTCAACGTGTAGGCGTCAATTTGCACCCTCACTTGGCTTGCAAGCAATTGTGCGGTGTCGTCTAATTTTGTTTTTAGAAAATCTTGTAACATTTTATCTTTGCCTTGATTTTATAAACCTGTCCATAAATTTTGAAATGTCGCGTTCAATTGCCCTACGCTCCTGCCTGCTTCTCATTCTGCCGTTCTTGTCCTGCCATTGGCACGTTAGATTGATTTGCCCTTCGTTGCCATACAACCTGCACACTTCCGGTCTGTCTTTATAAATTGTGCAGTGATAATCCTCGCCCAGATAAGGGCAAACCATTCCCTTTGTTTCTAAAACAACCGTGTCGTGTCCGACGTCAATCTCTTTAATAACTTCTCTGACTGGATTGTGCTTTGCAATAAACTTTCTTTCAAAAGGTATCACTCCACAACAACCGGCTTTGCATTTGTTTAGACACTTTGAGCAATCAATCATTTTATGTTTCGTTGTCAATTATTGTTTTATCTGGGTTGCTGACTTTTTCCTTTGCCCTTTCCCAGCCCAACCCTTCCGGTGCGTCAAGCGACGTGCCACCTTTGGACTTGTCCTTGCCGATTAACTCCCACCATTTGACCGGAGTTTCGCTTTCAAAATAAATGTTCTTGCCTTGTGTATGATCGTAACCGTGCTGAAAAATCTGGCTGGCTATGCCCTGCAAATCTGCCTCAATGGTTTTCATTCCAAAAAAACTTCTTATCTGATATTTTACTTTAATCTTGTTGTAACGCGTAATCCTTTTTGGCGCTCTGTATGGAAACGACAAGCACGGCTCTTGATATTCAATGCCATTCGGAATTTTAAAGACGTTGCCCTTCATTGTTTCTGGCGAACCTTTAATCTCTGCACCTTTCAACTCCATATATGTTTGGCTCTCAACAATTTCTGGGTTGATTATCACGTCGTCTGCAAACATTTTTTCTTTGACGACCTCTGGTGCAACTACGAAAAAGCTCATTGGTGTTTCGCAAACTTGCGCGTGTGCTAAAACAAACGCTTTGTTGTAATAACCTTTGAGCTGACCTTTGACGATAAAGCGCCTCAACGCTTCGGCGTCCTCTGCAATTTCCTTGTAATTGGAAACTGGCTTTGAAATCTTGTAATGAATTGGTATAAGTTGCATAAGCGTAAGTTATGGGGTATATCCCCTGTTAATAATTAAATTAAGCTGGCTGGTTAATTCCCTCACACACCCACTTGCGTTTCACTCCGGTTTAGTTTTTGGCAAGCCGTCAAAGCGCTGGCAGTGGCCAAACACGTGTTGGCATTGCCGGGCGAGGCCGTAGTGAAAACCAGTTGTCAAGATTATTAAATTACTCTTTCCACGTAATCACCTTGACCGCCCACATTTGAGCTGTCTGTAATTCGCGTATGGCAAACTCTTTCATATCCGCTCCCATAGTTTCTTGCTCAAAAGGAATTGCAATCAATAAATCAATCAACTCTGCACAAAGTTTTTTTGCTTTATCTACATTTGGATTATTTCCCGGATTGAACGTTAAACCGACTGACTTTTCACCGAGCATTAATTCCCTATCTGCTGTATTGTTTTCCATTTTACTTATCTTTGGGCGTCCATTTGCGCAAGGAAACTCCCCAAAGAGTGCCTAACGCGAAACAGATTAACCCTGTTAAAATATAATAACCTATCACTTTTTTTTCTTTTTTCTGTTGGTTAAGCCCTCAATGCACTTTCTTTCAAGCTCTGCTAACTCGGCATTGCTCAACTCGTCCAACGGATCAACTATCGCGACCTTTTCGGCGGCATAATATCCTTTGAGCTTGTAGGCCAAATCCATTGCGTCCTTTCGGCTCTTGTTATCCGGTGCTTCGTAGAAAGCCCACGCTCCCATAAAATCACGCCTAACATAAATCAAACGACAACCCGGCACGCTTTCAACAATCAATTTTATTTCCTCGTTGGTTAGTTCCTGCTTTTCAATTTTAGTCGTAGCTTTTTTCTTTTTCCTTTTTAACGATCCTCCGTTTGGTTGTGGCTCTTGTTCCTCCACCACTTCAACCTTGTCCTGCAATTTTGGAAAAATGTAATGTTGAATTTCCCCTGCGAGAAGTAAATCGTTGTGCGTTTGCGTCATTAAGTCGTCTGAAACGCGCTCGGCTAAAAGTTCTTGAAACTTTTTTGTGCTGGTAAATTTCTGTGGATTATGTGCGTATTTAGGCGAAAAACCGTAAGCCCTCATTGTGGCGCTCACGCTTCCCCCATTTTTTCCTCCATTTTCAACCATTTCCTCTACAACTTTTTGTGTTCTACTTTTTGCCATAGCGATTGATTTTTGCGATTTGCCTTGACTTATTATTTAATTATACATCTAAATTCTTTTTGCAACAACAAGCAGTTATTCACTGTCGTCGTCCAAACCAATATCGTCGCTATCCTCGTCGTCGCCTATATCGTCATCAACATTTAATTTTATTTTACTTCTCTAACTTGTTTAATAATACTTTCAGCAAATCCCTTTAATGCTTTTTTGTAGGCAATTCGGTTTTTACAACCCAGACCTCTAAAAAAATGAATATCCCACATTATTTTTCCTGTTAAATTTCTTTTGAAACTTTTTGCGGAAAAAACAAACATTGGTTCGTGATTGCCGACTGTATATTCGTTGTCAAATTTTTTTGCCATATTATTTTTTTGCAAACAATGTTAAACCTCTTGGCGTGTTAAAATATACGTGCGACAAGCCGACCAGATTTGCCACAGAAATTGAAACTCCGTTTATTTGTGGGTGTTGCGGTGCTGTATCGTGCAAAGCAAACATTTTCAACGGCCTCAAAGTTTTCAACAACTCTTTGATTTCCTCCCCTCTGACTTTGCCTTCTGGTGAGCTATCAATAAAAGCAAAATCAATTACTGCACCACATTGCTTGATTAAATTAAGCCCTGTGCAATTCAATACAATTGCAATTGGCTCTTTGCCTTCGCTTGTGTCTTGCAGTCCTGCTTCAATCAAACGCTTGTTTACGTAATCTGTTCTGTCTTTCTCTGTTTCGCAACTTATTATTCTACCTCTGCCATTTTCTTTGAGGGCTTTGGCAATTTGCATTGTGCCGTCGCCCAGATATGCTCCGGTTTCCACCACGAATTGCGGTTTGATTAACCGGATCAACGCGTAAAGAAAATCGTTGACTTCGTCCTCGCTTGACTGCTCGTCGCGTGTAGTCCACAGTTCGTCATTTGGACAAAGTGGGTTTACGCCGTTTGAAAAATCGTGTTCGTTTGACATAAATTTATTTAAAACTTAATTATATTTTGTTCTGCTTCATTAACCATTAAATGAAAACCGTGATTTTGTTTTTCACCCCAATAACAATCCTCGTTTGCACCCATTGCCAAAGCTCTTATCTTCCCGGCGTTTATTAAAGTTGATTGATATGCGCCCTTTCCCTCCACAATTTCTTTTGAAATTTCAATAATTCTTTTGGCGACGCCTTCTCTGCCTAAATTTTTACAATAGGCACGTAGTTTTTTTGAATTTTCTATTGCTTCAATTGCCATTTTAAATTGTGTTTGTTAATTTTATTAACTCAACAACTTGTGTTGCTGTCCAGCCGACATACCAGACAAACAATGCTGTTGCTAAAACCACCAACGAATAGATAAACCTTTTTGTTTGTGTTTTTTCCATAATTTTATTTTATATTTTTTAATATGTGGGAAATGACCTCGCAATTAAATGCGTTCCCTAAACATTTGTATCTCTGCGAATTGCTAATTGATTTTATATTTTCCTTTTTCAAATCCAATAATTCCACTTCTAAACAATTCCCCAGCAATTCTTTCAAGTTCGCTATGTAATAATGCGTGTTTTGATTTTGAGCAGAGAAATAGATTTTTAATTCTGTTATCAGTTTTGTTAAGATTAACGTGATGGACGATTTCAAATCTTGATAATTTTCTCCCAAGATGTTTTTCCATAATATCTCGGTGTTCATCTCGGTTAACAACGCCTCGTTTATATCCGTATCTTGTAAGAGTTCTTTTTGTTTTTTCTCTAATTTTATCTGTATATTGTGGGTCTTTGTGTCTTTGCCAATTTTGATAATGTTTATTACACAATCCCCTTGCGATTGATTTTCTATCGCAATAATTACATTTTTTAACAACTCTTTTTGGCAAATTAAAAGATTGATATCTTTTATATCTTTTATAGTGTTTGAGGCAAGCACCAATCTTTGTGGCTGATAATCTTTCGCAATTTTTAACACAACATTTTTGTTCCATACCTTAACATTACCAAATAACTTATCCAATGTCAATGTATCCGTATAAAATGCTGTGTAATTGTCCGGCAAGCATTGCAACCTCTCGCACTCCACCGGCGTTAATTTCCTCACTTCGTCTTTGTCAAAAATCTTTATCTTTGACTGCGTGCCGTTTGAAGGAAGCGTGGCCATTTTGTTGTTTGTAAAATATACCCTCTGATCCTGTGAATTGTGTCCTTTGCCGTTTATATCCATTTGGATATATCCTTTGTTTATCATTTGGCCGTTGGCTTTTAAAAAATAATCTCTGGCGTTTTTCTTGTAATAGGTGCTTGTCAAACAATATGCTTTTAAATCTGTTGTGCTTCCGTCCTCCAAAATATCTTTTAGTAAAATACCTTTGTCGTCAGGCAATTTGACGCCCGGTATGTTTGTCCAAAAATATCTTTTACGGTTTTGGGCTGACACTAACGCCGCATTTATCATTATCGGTTCAACCCCCAGCGTCTTTGAAATTGTGTCTTTGGCTTCCTTTGGCATACTGGCCACGTTTTCCAACACGAAATACTTTGGTTTGATTACTTGCAAAATTTTCACATACTCCCAGAATAGGCCACTACGCCCCCCCCCTAACCCTTCCCGATTGTGTTTTGCGATTGATAAATCTTGGCAAGGGCTTCCACCTATAAGCAAATCAATTCCGTTGCCAAAACTCTCATTCAAGTCAAACCTCTCGTTTATTGTTTTAATGTCGCCCAACTGCACGGTTTCCGGGTAATTTCTTTGTGCAATAGCGATTGCCGTTTTATCAATCTCGCTGGCAAAATATACTGTTACCGTAAGGCCTGCCCTGTCCAAAGCAACCCTCGCGCACGAAATTCCGTCAAATAAAGATAAGATTTTCATTTTATTCTTTCGCCTGTTTCTGGGTCAAACATTGAGTAATCAATGTAATTCCTTTCAATTTGGCAATTATTTACTTTCTTTATTAAGCCGGACATCTCTGCAAATTTTACCAAACCTGCGACCCATATTACACACCAGACGCAGATAAGCAACCACAGACCTAAAATTTTTATATTTTCCCAGTTCATTTTATTTTGTGGCCTTTGGTTCGCGCGCCCGGCACGCTTTGCAAAGTCCTTTGTTAGTTTTTCTGTGCCTTTTGCACTTTATACATTTTTGCATTTACTTTTTTATTTGATAAATAATATAACTGGCTTGGATAAAAATTACCATTCTCTCTAACGTATTTTTCCAGTTCCTTCCACCTTCTCGGAAAAATACAGTATGTTTGGTTGGTATATTTTAACCAAATCCCAAAGTATTTTCTGTAACTCCGGTATTGCCAATACTCAACCATTGCCGGGAAAGAAAATTTTTTTTCTGTTAAAACCCACTTTACCCTTTTAAATTTTAAACAATCGCCAACCTTCATATTTTTTGGTAAAAATTAAAGTGTGCTTTTTCCTCGTCCGACAACGAGTTGTATTTCTTTGTGATCAAGTATTTTTTCAACTCTTTACCTTTAAGGTGTTTTACTGGACTGTCCGCGTCAACGGTCATTTTATCTTTCAAAATCAACCCGGAAAGCATATTGCCGACCTTCAATAGCTTTTCCCAGTTTTTAAAGTTCCTATACCCTCTCACAAGGTCTGTTTTATACCACTTTTTACCTTCGTCTTGAAATTCAACCCGGATATATGAGCTTTCTGTGTGGCTTGCCGTTTCCCCTAAAATTTTAATTATTGTTGCAATCATAATTATTTTAGTCCGAAATAATTTCTTATAAACTGACCAAATTCAAGACCTTTTATTTTACCTCTGGCTTTGCTCTTTCTGTCGTAAAACTTTTTATTAGCCGGAAAAATATCAAGGCAATCATTAAATCTGTAACAAAATCTGTCAATTTGGACAACAGTAAACCCTAAATTCCGAAACTCGTAAACAACCTTATCAAAAATGTGCCTGCGGTCAAAGTGTTTCTGTTGCGTTGTTTTATGTTGTTGATCCATTTTAGTTTGTTTTCAACTCCTCAATAATTTCGTCAACCGCCCATTTTAGGGCTAAAACGACCAACTCGTAATCTCTTTTGGACACGAGTGCGCCCTTAAACATAAAGTGATTGATTAACTCGGTTGCTTTTCCCTCAATTTTTTTATCTATGTTTGCCATAAATTTAAAAATAAAAACGTTTAATAATTGTTTCCAAACTCCAATCTAATTTATTTTTAGAAGCCCACGAGTGTATTTTATCTACGTGTTTTTTAGCTTCCTCTAAATTATCGTTACAAAGACCTAAAACTTGTTTTGATATTTTACACAGACGATTGTATGGACTGGTGCTTTGATTATTTTTCTTTTCCAAATAATAATCTGATAAAATCTCTATGGCGTTTTTTTTATGAAAAACGCTATTCTTTGTTTCCCTTTGTTTCTCTTTCTTTTGTGGGTGCAATAATTGCCCCTGTTTTGGTGCATTTTTTGCACTACTTCTGGTGCAAATTCTGCACTGGTGCAATTTTTGCACTACCTTGTCAACGTCCATTGAAAGGTTAATGCGGTAATAATTTCCTCTGTTATCTGTAACAGTGTTAATTGCACCTGCCTTGTATAAATTCTTTAATGCCTCTGCAACAGAGCGCCTTGATAATCCAGTCCCCAAATCCAACACCTTGCCTTCGCGTGAGCGTATTCCATTCACAAACTGGCTAAAACTTATCTGATCCTCGTCTTTGTGAAAGCCATACGTCCTTCTGCAAATATACAATATACACTCTCTTTCTGCCTCTGAAAGTTGAGGACGTAGAAAATCCAGTATAAGATTTGGAATTTGCGTTGAGTTCGGTATTAACTTTTGATTATCTTTGGACATTGTGTTGTTTTTCGTCTTTTACAAATTCGCCCATTTTGCATATTCCCTCCCACGCTGGCTTTATGCGTTTCTCGGCGAAAACTATTATATCAGACAATTTTATTTTGACCTCAAACGTATCTCCCCCACCTGTTAATTTTAAATTACCCTCCAAATCCTCTGCTGTTTCCGCCCAGTGAAGGAAAATATGCTCTGGGAGTTTGTGGTATTTTAGCCAGACAAGCAGTGCATAAAATTTTAGCTGTCCGTGCTGGTTCGCCATTGATTGCGTCCATTTTTTGCCTGTTTTATACTCCCCGATCGTCATTGTTGCTTCATTCCAGCCGTCCAATTTACCGACGAGTGGTATTCCTGCATAATCTGCTTTTAAATCAAACTCTTTTTTAGGATAGCTCGGCAAATACATAATTAAATGCTCAAACATAGGGTCGCGCTCGCAGTCAAATCCATTTTCCAATCCGTCTGCCATTCGCTTACCCAGCTCCAAAAATTTGCTTCTGAATTGGTCTAACCCTTCCCAATAAACTTGATAGTATAGGTTAGGGTCTTTTTCCCACATATTGAGTTGCGACCAGCTCAAATATCCGCGTGGAGTAAAAGGTTTAGAGGAGCTTACCTTGCAACTTTTTTCTTTGGTCGGCGATTGCTTGGACAATAATTTTTTTCTGGTTTGCGTCATACAGTTTTGATGTTGTCGTTATTTGGTAATAACGCGACAAAATTGCTTCGTCTGTTTCGGCCTTTACTTTGTCTATTGCTATTTTTGTTGCTTGATCACGACTAACAGTTGAGTTTTTACCCATAATCTTTTGGGCTGGCGCTCCTTGTGGTGGAGGCACGACAACTTCTTGCTTCTTTCCTGTCAACTTGGTTTCGTCTAACTGTTGCCAATATACGTCCAAAGCAACACCTAAAAGAGAGGCGCATTTTTTCAAGCAATCTGTTGCCGCCGCTTTCATTGTGTCGCCCAACGGCACACCTGCGTTTCTGTCGCGTGTTCCGTATTGTGTCTTTGTAACTTTGTAGCCGGTTCTAAAATCTTTAACGATTAAAACACCTCTGACAATAACTTCATTCGGCTCAACTCTTTCGTTTATGATTTTAAAATCCCAGCAATTTTTAAACATCTGGTTAAGGCGTGCAATAACATATCCGCCCTCAACATAAGTGAAATTTCTATTGCCTTTACCCGGACGGGTTTTTACAAACTCTTGCGGAGTGGCAATCTGTATTAACTTTCTGACGGCCGGTGAAAAAGACGCCGGACGTATGATTAACGATTTGCTTGTATTTGGCGATTGATTTTCCATAAAAATTAAATTATATTTTTATTATATTGCTAACCTGTAAACTATGCAACTACTTGCTTATCCACAGGTTGCTCACTACCTAACAACTCCTGCAATTATCTGTTTATCCACAACTTTTACACCTGCGATTTCCACACCAGCGAGAGCGACTTTTCTAATCTTGACCATATCCGGCACAAGATATTCTCGTGGCAATTTGCTTTCGTCCTCCAAAATAACTTCTTTGATCGTCCTATATTGCACCTGCCCTGTTTTTGTTTCCACTGTTTTTTTAGGAGTTACGGCTTCAATCTTTTCGGCCGCTTTCTCAAAATTCATTTTACCGGCTTCAACTTTCGCTTCAATTTTAGCAGTTTCTTTGAGGGCTTTTAAATCCTGTGCCATTTTGTATTCAACCAGTTTTGCATTAACGATCTGCTCTGCTCTGATATATTTATCCTCCAAAGGTGCAAAGAAGTTTCTCGCGTTCCTCAATGCTTCATTCAACGGTTTGGTTATTTTTTCCTTTGCTTCTTTGATTTGTTTTCCGACTGACCTTATTTTCAAAAGCATTTCAGAGGCCTTTGTGTTGTCCTCGTCTGTTTTAATAACGAGTGCTGTTGCGGCCAATTCTGCTTTTGATATGTTTGCCTCAATAGGCGCGAGTTCTTTTTTTAAATTTGGCGTTTCCATTTGATTTTTTATTTGCCGGTCTTTTTAGTTTTTGCTTTGACCGTTTTCTTGGACTTGGCCTCAAACCTTTCCCAGCGTTTGTTGGCCATAGCTTTGAAATGCTTTTTGCCGTGCTTTTTTAGCGTGGCAACCCCACCTTTTTTGGCGATAATTTTGGTGGCTTCTGACAATGTTTTTTTATCCATTTTTTATTTTCCTACGATTAACCCGATTAAGGGTGCATATACAACTCTCACGGTTTGCGTCATTAAGTCGCTCCCACATTGAGTTTCGTCGTGTTGCAAGCAACCGACAAACATCATTCCCCAAAAGAGGAAAATACCCAAATAAATTGCGAGAGCTGTGCCAACAACGTTACCGATAAGTTTTAGAATTTGCATAATTTATTTTAGTTAATTTTTACTCTGGCGACCTTTGTTAATTGTATTTTAGCAAAAGCAAGCAGTCGTGTCAATGCTTCCTGTTGCATTTGCAATTTCCCCTCGTAAAACACAAAGTTATTCACACCCTTATCGTTGGCGTCAACAAAATGGTATAATGAAAAAAGTATATTACACCGAAGCAACTCCTTGCGTGTAATAAAAAGAAATGAAAACAAAACTTCCTCCAACAAAAGAAAGTTGCATACAAACAACGATTGAAAAATATCTTATGCTTTTAGAAAACACCGGACGCATTGTTTACATAAAAAATAATTCTGGTGCATTTATTTCAAAGACCAATCACTTTTTCAGATTTGGAAAAGCCGGAAGCCCGGACTTCTTTGTTTTTGTTAAAAACGGCACGTGCATACATCTTGAAATTAAAAACGAGGTAGGCAAGCAAAACGAAAATCAAATTGAGTTCCAGCGTAAAATTGAGCTTTTAGGCCACATATACAGAGTGGCACGCAACTTAACCGACGTGGAAAGCATTTTGAAGCCCTATATTTAGCATTATTCAAGGTAGCCCTGCGACTTTAAACGAAAAGACGACCCAGAGGTCGCCTTTTGCGTTGTATCTTTAATGTTTGCCCTAAACGAAATCAGAATTTAACGCTACAATCGTTTGCTGATCCACATTACCGGTTACTGGCAGAGCTTTCATTGTTTGGTATCTTTTGACTGCGTTCCTTGTAATTCCTCCGTAGTAGCCGGTTGGTTCTTGTGCAAGTGGAAAGAGAAAGCCCTGTGCGTCTTTTAGATAACCCAGACAACGTTGCAATTGTGCGACGTCGTTTCCAATCATTCCCAAAGAGAGCCAGCGTTTAAAAACATATTTTGGCTTTTGCAAAGTTTCATTCAAGACCGCAATGTTGCTCAAATTCTCAAACCAGATTGACGACGTTACCCTGTTTTTTATAAACCAGTCCTCTGTTATAATCCTGCGTCCGCGCAAGCCGGTGTCCACTCCCCAGCTATCTTGTATCATTATTGCCTTTTTACCTTTATACATAAAGAAAGCGTTAGGCAAAGCACAAATTCCGTGTCCGTATGGCGTTGGTATTCCGTCATTAACGACTGGGACTTGTTGCGCCCATTCGCCATTTCCAAACAAAACAGTAATAATCGCCGCCTTGTTTTTTGCCAGAATTGAAGCCACTGCGTCAACGTTTCTGTCTATCCACAAATAATTTTTAGCTTTGTAAATTTTAGCCAGCACTTCATAAGAAGGCAAGAAATCTTTTAAGTCATTCATTCCGGCTTCGTCTTTTCCTTCTGACGGCAACAATGCCTCAAAGACAACTCCCCTGTTGCAAATTATGTTTCCCAAATCGTCTGACCACATACCCAAAGCCGGATTGTTTCTGCGGAAAGGATAAATTGAGCGCGCTGACATTCTTTTATAAATCTTTTCCTCACTCCAATTATCTATGGCTTCGGCAAGAGAGCCGGCGTTTGCCATACAAGAATACGAGTTGGCTTGATTTTGGACTTCCAAAACTTCCAGCATTTTTATATTCTCTGGCTGTAATTTCCATTGCTCGTAATCTAACCAAACTAAATCTGCCGGCGCTCCGTAAAGTTCACCGGTTAAAAAATCTTTTGCTTTTTCGTCGGCTGGGCGAGTGTCCAGTAAAGCACCGTTGGCGAGTTGTTGATAGTCCATATTTTTTTATTTAATTTTAATTATATTTTTTTAGACCAATTGTCTTTTGACCAATTCCACGGTTCAGTTCCTTCCTTTTTATAAAGCCAGACACAGAATTTTAAATTACCCTCTACCGTGTAAATATCCAGTCCTAATTTTTCGGCTTCCGATAAATGCCAAAACTCATTGATCTGGCATAGGCCAATATCTTTGTCGTTTATTTTTCCTTTTAAAACAACACCCGGAAATTCAAATTGTCGCCACTGGCTCTCTGCTTGTATTATGGCAGACAAAATTTCAAAGTCCCTTTGGGAAAGACCTTGTTTCGCGATTTCTATTTTCAAAAACTGCTTCGGCGTCGGCTTTATGGCTGTTAATTCCTCTTGCTCCGGCTCATTGCTTAATTCGGTTACGTATTGCACAGGGGGCAGAGCCAGAAACAAAACGATCAACAGAATATAAATGAAGTTTCTCATTTGCGCGGTCAAAGACCGCAAAAATGTTTACTTGCCTCCGTATGGCTGGGACACGTCCCCTTTGGACGCAAAATAATATCCAAAAGCCATAGAAGCTAAAACCATAAAGTCCTTTGCGTCAACTTTGCCGATAAACATTCCGGCTATTGTTGCGACCGCCATTAAAATAAAAACGATTTTTGACGCTGACGAAAAAATTGAGTTCATAATTGTTTTTGGGGTAGCTTTTTAAACCGTGCATACCCTTTGTTAATTATACCAAATTTCGGCTAAAACAGTAAGAAGTTATGCACAGGCAGACATAAAAGATAAATCTTCTCTCTGATTTTAGCTTTCTGCTTCTTGGTCGGCCGGATCGCCCTCAAAGCACGTATCTGCTTAATAATTTTTTTAACATTTTCTTTTTCCATATTTCCGGCGATTTTTAAGTGCTTGTTTCATTATAATAAAAAAACAGATTATTGACAAATCTGCTCTTTTAATTTACAACTTTATCTTTTAGAAGGAAGCCGGTATTTGAATTGGTAATTTTTAAAAACTTGCTCTTTTATTTTTGCTTTTTGTTCAGTTAGATATTCTTTCTTTTTGTCGCCTTCCAAAGATTTGTATTTTTCAGAATTTATCAAATCGTTCACTCTTTTATTATATGAAGTGTTGGCGTCTTTAAATCTTTGTTCGCCCACTCTGTCCTTGAATTGTTGCAACTCTTTTCCAATATCAACATTCCAATCGTCCTCAAAAGAATATGTATTTGTTGAAATTCCTAAACCGTCTGCGATCAAGGCCAAAAGTAATCCGGCAGACCTATCGTTTGTTGCCGCCTCATACGCGGTTGAAGCAATCATTGGCACAGTTAGATTTTTTAGTTCCCCTAAAATGGTAGGTTTCCTACCCATAAAATCTTTTTGGTTTACTAAATCTTTTATAACCGTGAATATAGGAGAAAATTTGTTTTCTGTGAAATTCCAAAGTGCCTCCATTCCACTTTGAGAACCGTAACCTTCACCGAAACGGCTAATCGTTCCACCTGTTGAGCTTTTAGAGGATTGTCGCGCAATTCTAAAAGCGAGAGTAACCAAAGGCGATAATCCTCCTGTAATATCAAAGCGAGTGTCCCCTATTCTTATCTTTCCAAAATTTGAGCTACGAGGGTCAAATTCAACACTGTCTGGGTCAATAGCTTTTGCAATGCTCAAAATAACCCCTATCGTTGAAGCAGTCATTAAAAGATTTGTGGCCGCTTGCTTTCTGGCAAAGGCAGACATATCAGAGCCAGCGTGCAAAGTTAAAAAATCTAAATTTGATTTGAAAAATTTTGCAGAGAAAAACGCTTTGTTTAAAACTTTTCCTATATTTTCGTTTCTGCCTAAACTTCCCCTTCCTGTTAAAGAGTTGGTCAATTCGTTTATACTCCCGACCTCTCTTTTATCGGCCAAATCTACGCCGGTTTTTTCAGCTAATTTATAAAGTTGATCGGCAATGTCTGCTCTTAATCTCATTGCTCCCAATTCATAGGCAACTTCCGAAGCCCTAAAAACTCTACCAAAAATAGGTATCTTTGAAGGTTGAGATGTTGGAAATGCCTCCTCACCGGTTGTTAAATCTAATTTTTTGCCTAATTGGTATCGTCCGTTGCGATAATTCTCTCTTGAATAAATGTTGGCTTTTGTAGCGTCCACAAGAGCGTCGGCAGATTTGTTACCTCCCTTTAAAACAGTCCCAATATCAATGAAAGATTTTAAGAAATTTCTCGCCCAAATTTTTGAGTATTTTGGATTGAATAAAACTTTAATTCCCTGCCTTCCCCAAAAAGAGTTGTCCCAAGACGCTTTTAAAGCTCTTGAATTTTCAGCAATAAAATTGGCGGAAATTCTGGCGTTTTCTAACGTTCCAATCAATTTTTCTTTAATACCTTGTTCTTTAAAAATGTTTATCAGTGGACGCTTGTTGGCTTCTAATTTTAAAGCTCCGATATAATTTTCCAAAGCAACTTTGGCCACACCGTCGTCAATTGATTTGTCTGTTAAATTTTCACCGACTTTATCTTTGGCTTCTTTTAAGTTTTGAGCCAGCTCTGTAATTGTCTGTGCCTCGTCCAAAGAAACTTCTGTTTTATATTTTTTTGAGTATGTATCGGCTGTAATCTCGTTTAAAAAATTCTCATTCTCTTTTGGATCGTATAATCTTTTATTTTTATCAGCAAACGTCTGCTTTATTTTTTCCAACGTTTTTGCTTTGTCTGCTTTTGACATTCCGGTAATTTCTCTCGCCCAGTCATACATTGCCTTCTCTTGATTTTTAAGTAATAATTTCTGCTCAAACAAAAGGTTCACTGGTTGGGCGTTTTCTTTACCAATAATGGTTTCCAAAAAATCCCTTCTCTGTTGAGAGGTCATATCATTCAGTTTTTCTGGGCTTAAAGTTCCTCTTCTTATGGCTTCTTTAAGTTGTTCAACAAATTTTCCTGTTAAGCAAAACATAGGGATAAAATAACCATAATTGCAATCAAAGGCAATATGTAGTCATATTCCTCGTATTTTGTAATTTGGCTGGTTAGCATTTTATTTCTTCCAAAAACTTTTCCCACGACGCCTTTGTAGGTTTTTGGCTTTTAATTTTTTCCGTTAGACCTTTTTTTATTTCGCTTTCAACTTGTGTTTTATTTCTACCTCGCAATTTTTTTTCTGCAACGGTTTCTCTCTCTTTTGCTATCTCTCTTATTTTTGCTGTGGCACTATCCGGTTCTCTTTCTGCGGCCAACCTCATTGTCTGCCCAGATTTTGATATTTCAGTTACCAAAGGCGAATTTGCAAGTTGTTGCGCGAGTTGACCGTTCCTTGTTTCCATAGCATAATCCTCTAACGCCTTTACAACTGCCGCACCCTTTAAACCCTCTGGCAATGCTTCTTGACCTAACGCAATTCTTTTTGCTCGTTCAATATCTTTACTCATTATATCAGAAATCATTTTGGCTTGCTCTTTTATAACAATCGGCGTATATTCTGCTAAATCGGAAAACCCTTTGGATAATCCTTGCTCAATGGCCTTTGCCTCAATAGATTTTGCCACTCCTGACACTCTGCCCACTTCTTTGCCTTCCGGCTCGGTGGCGACCCCTTTCTGTGCTTCTATGGTTGGTTTAGCAACTGGTTCACTCTTGATAGGGATATTACCATTCAAGATTTGATAAGTTTTACCAATTTTTCCACCTGCATATTCATTAAAAGCAATCCCACGCATTTTACTTTGGTCAACTACTTTTTGCACGAGTTCTGGGTATTGAGAAACAGAAGCAAAATCTGCTTTTCCTTGTGGAAACATCAAATCAAAATCCTCTTTACTAAATTTTATTTTTTCTCCGTCAAAAGTCGTGTATTCTTTTCCGATTTCATTTTTAAATAAATCAATACCTATTTTCTCGGTTAAATCAACAACTTGTTTTTTTATTTCCGCACCTATTTCGTAAACCTTTCCATTAAAAGCAAAAACATTTGCCACATCTTTATTGTCTGTCAAAAATATCCCTCCACTATCTTTTCCTTTTTTCATTCCGTATGTTAGCTCCTTTCCCTTAATTTCTTGTGGAGTTCCGTGATATAAAGTTTTTGTTTGAGTAGGTTCGGTTATTTTTTGAGTAGGTTGCTTTTTTATTTTTGCAAATCTTGGCTGTTTTTTCAGTGGCAACTTATATTTTTCAATTGATTTTTTAAATTTATCAACTCCAATATCGTCAATTACAAATTTTGCTTTGGCAATTACCCCCTCCTTGCTTCTGCTATCGGCAATATATCGTCCAGTTGACGCTTCGCTAACAATCCAACCTCCGTCGCCTTCGTGTAAAAAGGTTTCTACGCCTTTGACAATTTCAACCGGAGTTCCTTCAACCATTTTAATTTTGCCACCTTCGTGAATCGTTGGATATTTTTTTGACGCCTCCTCAACACGAGGTTTAATAAATTCCTCAACTGCTTTTTCCGATTTTTCAATTGCGATTGCTTGTCGTCCGGCTTTAACTGCTTCTGCTGGGACAACCCCAGAGCCGGCAAACGGATCAAGCACCACGTCGCCCTCTTTGGTTGACATCTCAACCATTTTACGAGCCATTTCAGCCGGCTTCTCGGTTTGATAGCCCTTTGGTCGTATAAGTTTAAAATTCAAATCTGGGTTTTTGAAATCAGCACTTCCCGATTTTGTAAATAAAATAATTCCTTCTGGGTAATCGGGAGTTCCACGCATATTTCTTGTCCTTGTTACTCCGTCTTTCTGCAATTTTGTATATTCCCCTCTGGCTACTGGTTTAAATCCGGCCGAAGTCATAACGTCTGTATATTTTTGCATTTCCTTAATCCCAGACGGAGCTTGTGAAAACATATAAAAAATAGGGGAGTTGTCGCCTCTTGCAATCTTTTTTACTGCTTCAACTACATTTTTAAATTGCTCAACTGTAATAAATTCAAACTTCGCTCCTCTATTTCCACCGGAAACTGCCGGTGTCTTATATGGTATGTCTAAAAACACCATATCAGCTTTTACCCCCTCTTTTGCTAATCGTGGCAAAACGTCCACTGCGTCGCCAGTTTCTACATAGGCAACTTCTTTGCCATTGTTTTTTAAAATATAAACTCCTTTGTCAACGCGCTCAAAAGTTCCTTCCTTTGCACCGACGCCTAAAATGCGTCTGACATTCGGTTCAAGTATTTTTGTCTGTTCTGCAATTTGCTGAATTGTTTTAGTTTCCACTTGAACGGCTTGTTTTACAATTTCTGTTTGTGTTTTTGGTTGTTTGGTTGAAAGTAAAACCTCTTTTTCAACTCCACCAATAACATATTTAATATCCTCTGGCTTAACTTTTATTTCTTGTATCGGTTGTTTGTTAGCTTCTGAAAATTGCTCGGCAAAAGATTTGTCGTAGGTCGTAGAATACAACTCATTTTTGTTTCCAATTTTTCCCACCCTATAAAGAATAATATCGCCGTTTTCGTCCGGTTTAATATCGCCTTTTGATATTGCTTGTTCAACTGATTTTTCTGCAATCTGTTGGCCATTGGCGGTTTTCAATTGCGTGGCTAAATCTCTCAAATAGGCATTTGGTGCTTCTTTTCCGGCCGTAAATCCTCCAAAAGTTTGATAACCGCGCACAGTTTCTTGTATCTTTTGCATAGTTTCGGCCTCATTTGCATAGAATTTACTCGCCTGTTCCCTTAATTGTTCTGTGGCTTGTTGATCATTTATGCGCCCAAATTTTAAATCGTCCATAATTGCCCTCGCTTCTGCTCCTGCTCTGTCCTGTTCTGGCGTTGTTTCAATCAAATCAGAAACTTTTTTAGCGGTGAATTTGTCTAAATCAATGTTTCCAGCGCTTATTTCTTTATCAATCCTTTCTGGCAATTGCTTTTTTACTTCGTCAACTATCTTTTTAACCTCCTCTTTTGTAATCTCAATTTTTTTAGCTTCCCTTTCTGCAATTTTTGTCATAATCATTCCATTAGCCATATTAAAAGCCGTGCTAAAAGGTTGCATTGCAATTCCAGCTCCGACTTTGGCGGTGGTTTCAATTCCTTGCTTTGCTTCTTTGGAAATTGGTAATTTTTCAACAATTTTTGAACCTCCTGTTTCTATTACAGAGTGAACCATTTTAATACCGACAAGTTGTGCTACAAAAGCACCCAATTCCTCTGCAAGAGGTCTGATCGTATCTTTAACTTCTTTTGAAACAGGCAAAAAATCAACACCTTTATCGGAAGTCCAAACTCCGGCCTTACCTAATTGCTGAAATCCCCAATCAATACCTTTGGCTGGCAAAGATAAAACTCCCGGTAATTCTTTTGCCGCACTCAATTCAGCCATAACCTTTGCAAAAGCCAAACTCCCAATTTTTAGAGAACCTTCGCCCAATAAAACAAATTTTTGCAAATTAGAAAGCTCTTTTGATTTTAAATAATCTTTCTGGGCTTGAACCTCTTTTAAATAATTTGGATTTTCCGTTCCGTCTGAATTATATTTTGACCAACCGGGTTGTGTATCATAATCAGATAATTTTGTTCCGGCAGAAGCGTCTATGATTTGACCCAACCCTTCTGCCGCACTTGTTATACTGCCTTTGGCGCTTTCGTAACCGGATTTTACAACTTTTCTTAACCAATCAAAACCTTTTGGTAATTGACCTTCATTTAAAATAACATCAATAACTGCTCCGGCTTTGTCGGCATAAGTAGTTGTTGGAGTTTTAATCGCCAAATCCAAATCTGTTTTAAAATCTTGTTTCTCATTTCCTGTTGGAGCTTTTATCTCACCGCCTCCGACAGTTACGGTTTTCGTTACAAATTGACCGTTTTCCATTACGCCTTGTTGGTATGTTTTAGGCACATTGGTTTTAGGTTGAGTTTGTATCTGGGACTTTATAGGTAAAAACTTATTCAAATCAATTGAATTTTTTTTTGCATTGCCAGAGCTATCCTCTGCATTTTGCGAAGGTAGAAATTTGCTGAAATCAATTGACATTTTGTTTATTATTCTGCTTTATAATACTTTGATTTGTTCAAAATAATATCCAGTAAAGTTTCGTCTGTCCCAACAATCCCTCCGGCATTTAAGATTTCGTCTGACGATAATTTTCTAACTAAATCTGGGTTTGTCCTTCCATAAATTCCAGCCAAAGTATAGTATGCAGAAGCCCACGATCCGCCTTCGGCAAGATTAGAAATCTGTTTTGAAATGTCGTCATTAAATTTCTTTTCCTCTGATGTCATATCGTTTTCTGTGGTGCTGGTTTTTTTAGCAGTTCCCAATCTTATATTATTTGTTTTTATCTCGCCAGTAGTAGGGTCTTTTGTCAATACGCTTGCATATTCTGTATTATCAGAGGAAGTCCAATTGTAAGTAGCAACAATTTCTGCTTTTGGATTTTTATTTTGCAATGTCTGATAAAAACCGATAGGCAAACCAGATTGTGCCTCTAATTTTGTAACCATAACTTTTTGGTCGTCTGTCAAGTCGCTTATATTCTGCCCTCCGTTAGTAATTGAATTATAAACAATTTGCAAAGACGAACGTGCGTCGTCAACGGCTTTTTCCTCGTCTGATTTCTGATCCTCTGAAACTCCCTTTAAGATATTAAACATTGAGATATTATTCGTCATTTGCTGGTTGTAACTTTGAGAGGCATTGTCGTAATCTTTTTCAGTCAAGTTCATTAACGTATTCACAACATTATATTTTGTTGTCAACTGGTCTGAAATTGATTTTATTTGAGTTTGGACTTCCGCCAAAGCGTCATTGGCTTGCTGTGCTTCCTCTGAAATTCTGCCTTCAATAACGTTCATTGCAACGGTCTTTCCTTTTTCTTTTGTCGCCAGTGCTTTTTGGTCTGCTAAAATTTGTGCCTGCTTTGAGGACAAATCATTTAAAGAAGTTTCCAAAGTATCAATACCATATTGGGTTCTGTAATTTTGATAAGTTGAAACTAAATTTGGAGCTTCCGGCTTTGCTGTTTCTGGCGTAATAGCAGATTTTGCGTTTTCTGCGGCAGATTTTGTTATGTCAACTTTATCTGTGCCTAAAATTTCGGCTAAAACGTCATTTGTAGTTTTTCTTGTTGGTGGTTCAGAAGTAGTGGTGGCAGACGCCTTATCTGCTTGTTGGTTTTCGTTTATAGCTTTATTCGCTTCTGCCATTGAATTGACAGTTGAATAATCTGTCTGTCCTGCTCCAAAACCAGAGTTTTGAGGTATGTTCAATGTTTGCCCAGAATAAATTAAATTAGGATTTTTGATATTTGGGTTTAACCTCATTAACTCTGAAATGCTTGTGCCTTGCGCTTTGGCAATAGCCGAAAGCGTGTCGCCGGATTTTATATTATAAGCGGCCGAGCCTGTTGCTCCGGCTGGCGCTGGTGTCGGCGAAGGTGTTGGAGTTGGTGTTGCCGGTGCAGGCGAGGACACTGGCACGGTTGGTAAATTAAGGGACGCCCCAGCTATAATTAAGTTAGGGTTTGTGATATTAGGATTGGCTCTCAATAATGCGTCAACGGTTGTGCCGTTGGATTTTGCCAACCCGGACAAAGTGTCCCCAGATTTTATTTTAATTGTTGTAGGCATAATTACTTTTTAACTGTTTCGCCAAATTGAATATCCAATATCCCTCCTTGTTTTGCGACTATCCACAAGGCCAGTTTACTTAACAACGGTGGATTTCTGCGTTTTGCAAAATTGACAACCAACCGAAATGTCAATTTATATTTGCGCAATAATCCCTCGTTTTCTTTTAAATAGCTTTCTGCTTTTTTTGCAATGCTATTTTTTTGATAATTTTGAGTTTGCATAGTTTTAAATTATTATATTATACCACATTCGCCGACCTTTGTTAATTTGACTTATCCACTTGTTTAAGTGTTTCAATTTTATTGTCCAATTCTTTGATTGCTCCGAGCATAATTGAAATCAAAGCTGTTGTTTCTGCTCCGTCCTCTGCCATAACTTTTACCGTTTTTATTTTTTTACCTTCAACGACTTCCTCCATTGCATAGGGTTTATCGTCTTTGTCGCGCTTCAAAAGTTTTCCGTCGTGGTCTGCGGCCGGTTTATAAACAACTTTTGGCATTGTCTTGTAATCCAATTTTGGCTTTCCGTAAATTGTTAAATCGGTCGGGTGTTTTTTTATGGATTTTATAGCTTCTAAATCAGTAACAACTCTGCCGTCCTGCAACTCAACTCCTTCGTCAAACCAACCCAAGCAACCTCTGTCTGTTAAAGTTTTATAACTGACGTCATTCCAATATCTTGTTGCACCTCCCAAGTTATAAGTTCCTGCTCCGTATGGATCAAAGTGTGCTTGCCAAATTGTATATGTGTTATAAAAATCGCAAATCACTGTTGACCCCCAAATAATTTGTCCATAAGTTGAATTAAATCTGATATAGTCAACATATAAATTACTCCAATAATATGTTGAAGTTCCCAAGTCGTAAGAGTTAGCGGCCGAAGGTCTGACAACCCCTCCGCAAACAACCGAAGCCGGAGTGATGTTTAATCCATTTGATGTTGAGCTATGGTGTGCTGACGCGTCCCCAACGTGGCTGTCATAAGAGTTTTTAAAAGTTGCAACGTCAACTCCGTCAACGTTTCCGGTTACAATTATATTTCCTGCAAAATATCCGTCTTTCCACGCCTTGCCGGAAGCACCGAAATCGTATGCGTTGTTTGCGTATGGTATTAACTCTGCGTCAATTGGCAAATCTGCTGTTACTCCTCCAATTGTTGAAAGCAAAGATAATCTGATTGTAGTTGGATCGTTGGCGTCCCACGTTACGGTTATCCCTCCGTCATTATCTGCGTTGCCAGAAGCCCCCAAACTTGCAAAACCCATACTACCCTTTCCACTCAAACTCAAATATGTGCCTCCCCCTGCCGCCATTCCAACTCCCGACATTAAGTTTAAAGGGTTATAATCTGTAAAAATTGTAGCAGAAACGTCGCCGTCCTCATTCCAAAATTCAATATCATTGTTTGCACCACTTATAACCACCCTATCAACAGTCAACAATGCAGATGTTTGTATTGTTCCACCGGTAACAGTAACTCCGTTAATTTCCCCTGCGTTTAAAATAAAAGCTGTAATTGCCCCAGTCGTTCCGTCCACTGCAATGGTTGTAATGCCGGCTGAATTTCTGGCCAGCAAACCATTAGGCGAAATTCGTATATCGCCAGAAACTCCGTTGACATAACTGCCAATTTGTATTGCTCCCGAAGCCCCGAAAGTGAAAGCTCCCAAAATTGTTTTTGCCGAAGTATTAAAATTAGCGTCTGAAAAGTGTCCTGCACTATCTATTGCCGAAGCCAAGATTGCTGTTGAGCGCCCAGAAACCGTGCCGATTAAATCCAAAGCTCCTGTGGCTATGGTATATTTTAATTTTGTTGCGTCTGAAATTGAACCGAAATATAAACCCTCTGACCCGATATAATATCCGTCGTGGGTTGTGTCTGTAAAAGATGTTTTGCCAAATCTAACCGTGCCACCTGTAATTATAATTGAGCTGGCTGTTACCACTCCTGCCATTGTTACTTTAAATGGAGCTGTGGCAAAAGTTTTCCCTCCCAAAAATATACCGTCCTCGTCGGCTCTGAAAACGTTTGTGCCTCCGTCCCCGATATTAAGTTCTCTTAAATTAGACAAAAACGTCGCCCCTTGATCGGCAATGGACTGGTCTGCTAACGCGATATTTGTAAATGGCTCAATGATTTTGTCTGACATAATTTTATGCAAAGTTAAACTCTGCAATTTCTATTTCGGGAGCGTTGTTTATGTTTGCCCCTGTTGCCGCATTGCTCTCAACCTTAATTTCAATTGCATTGGCTTCCGGTAATGCTTCTTTTAAATAAACTGTTTTTCTTATTGCGTCCACAACCGTTGTGGCTTCTGTCCAAGTTGTTGCGTAATTTGCTTTATAATAGATTTTAATTGAGCTGTCGTTTGGCAAAGACCTATAACCGACATAACCGGAAAGTGCTTTGCTGTCGTTTCTGGCCACGTTGACAACCCTCGTGGAAAAATATGCCGAAGTTACTTTGGCTGTTGTGTCTAATTTATCAACTCCATAATTAGCGCAAGTGTGAACGCCTGATTGCGTCCCAGACGTTACCACGCGCCCTGTGGTGCTGACTGTATCTATGGCGTGGGCATATGTGTCGTATAGGTGAAAAGTGTTTGCGTCAACCACTCTTAAATAATAATAAGTGGAGGCCGTAACCCCTGTTGGTAAAGCTCCTGTGGTTGTAAACATAATCGGCGTGCCGTTTGTCTGTCCGTGAGCTGTCCAAGTAACAACACCCGGATTGGCGATTGTCATTGTAATTGTGTCGCTGTTTTTCCAGCCAACCAGCAAAGTCGTGCCAACCATTTCAACAGAGCCAATATCAACGCCGACAACTCTGCCTGTTGAAATCAACCACTCTAAATTTATAACTTTTGGATAATTTCTGTCGTAACCTCCAATTGAATAAATACCCTGCTTTGTTGGATTTCCCGAAACGTTTGAAACTCCAAAGAGAGGAAGCCCAAACATATTGACTGACGCGTTCGGATAAATTGTCGCTTCGCCTGCACCTGTCCAGTCGCCCGGTATTCTTTTATAATTTTCCAGTTGAGAACCATTGTATAAATATAAATTGCCTTTTGTGCCGGCTGACACCAAAGCAAAGTTGTCTGTCTTTAAAAAGCAATTGATCCCAATTTCCGGTATTTCGTCTGACACAGAAAAAGAACCAGACCACGTATTCCAGCGTAAAATTTCTGTGGCAACTTGATAGACGGTTACGAAAGTCCCCAGTAAAATATCTGTCAAAATCTTTCCCAGTGATTTTATTCTTAAAGGTGTGGCAATATCCAAAGCCGAAGCCGAGTAAACCCCAGCGTCAACCTGTGCTAAATCTTTGCCGTCGCCTACGTATAAAACTTGATTGACTTCTTTAAAAGGGTGAAATTCTGTGTCTGTGTTAGCGAAAGTTTGCCAGTTGTCGTCCCTTGTTGACCAGTCCGTCGGAGCGGCCACTGCCACGCGTCCTAAACGGCTTTGCATTGAGTAATAAATGTAACCTTGATATTCCCACGCGTCTATTATTCCGGCTGTTCCGGCGGCTGGCGCGGCTGTCTGCAAAAGCGAATAAGCTCCGGCTGATGTTCTTTTCCAAATCTTGCCGGTTACTGATCCGAATAAATATGTGTTTCCGTCCGAGCAAGGCAAAATCCTTTTGACGAGTTCTGTAATTACAACACCACTTTCTTTGGAAAGTTTTTGATTGTTTTTTAAAATGCCCGGCTCGCTGTGAATATCAAACCCGACAAGCTCTGCAACAGAGTTTGCTTGACCTTGATATTTGCTGTCGGCAATACCTCCCAAATTGAAATCTTTTTGTTGTATTATAACCATAGTTTTATTTATTTAATAAACACGTGTGCGACAATTGCAATGGCTTCGGCCACAATTCCCATAAGCACTCCGCGCACTCCCCATTTGAGCCAAGCAATATCCGACTTGCTTTCAGTGTCCCTCTTGATGTTGGTTTCTGGGTCAAAGAATTTTTTAAGCCAACCGACGTCATTATTCAGACAACCGTAACTTTTATCTATCGTATTTAATTTGTCTGTTAAGTGAGCAACGTGATTGGTCAAATTAACCTTGATGTTTTCAATATCTTTTTTTATAGGGTCTAATTTCTCGTCCAACGCGTCCCTTATCATTTGTTTTATTTCGGCGTTTTCCATTTTAGTTGTCATTTCTACTTATTTTTTTCCACACTCCGTTGGTTACTCTGGCGACCTTTTTCCAAAGCCCAACTTGTATGCCGTTTAATACAAATTTTGTTTTATCCCAGCGAGCAATCACTCTCTGCGTAAAAATCCTGCCGGTTAATTTTGCAATTAAAGGATTGATAACATTCAAAACTTCTGTGAAAATCCTGCCTGTCTGGTATGTTGATCGTCCGACTATAATCATAAACTCTGTCAAAATCCTCGTCATTGCCACGTTGAATTTGAAAGCAACCGCGACCACTTCAATAAGAACCTTTGAGATAGTCCCCAAAATAAATGTTCCGGTTACGTTGACGACTTCTGTAAATATCTTGCCTGCTTGATTAAAGGCATTGCCGGCGACCCCCACAATCTCTGTAAAAGTTCTGCTCAATTCCCAAACTTTTGTATATTCTGCAACAATGTTGACTGTTTCCAATAAGAGTTTTGAAATCGTCCCAAGCACAAACTCCCCAACGACTGCAATTGTTTCAACAAAGATTTTTATGTTTTGGTTTACTAAATTTACGGACACACTGACTACTTCTGAAAACACTCTGGCCGGCAGAGATTTGTTGACCTTCTCAACGATATTTATTGTTTCAGTTAAGAGTTTTGAAATCGTGCCTAAAACAAACGTGCTGACAACCTCAATTGTTTCTGTAAAAGTTTTCCCAGCTTGATTGAAAGCGTTACCGGTAACTGCCAGCATTTCTGAAAGCACCCTGCTTAAAGTCCACGCCTTTGAATAATCCGGCATTACAATAACTCTTTGGACGATAACCTTGCCAATAGCCCAGCTTCCAAGAGCTGAAACGGCCGCAATAGCTTCTGCAAACGTCTTGCCTGCCATTTTATAGGCCTGCCCTGCGAATTTTACGCTGTCGGCGAGTATTCTATGCTGTGTCTTTTTAAACAGTGTTGTAGCCCCTGCTACGACGCGCTGGCTGAATACTCTGGCCATAGCGTTGCCTGCCATTGCTCCAATTGCATTGATAACTTCTGAAAATATCTTTGCCGTTTGTAAAACCATATTTGAGGCAACCTGTATTGTTTCTGTGAAAATGGTGTTTCTGCCTTCATTAAAAATTAAATGCACCGGCACAAGCTCCCTTAATAATTTACCGATTGCAAACGATCCGAAAGCCAAAACAATTTTTATTGTTTCTGTAAATTCGTATGCCCTTGCGATTAAGAAGTTGACACCCATTGCCACGTTCTCTAAAAATACCCTTGCCAAAGCGTATGTGAATAATGGCAAAACTCTGATTGTCTGCACAAAAGTTTTGCTGGAAGTTTTTACAAAGCTCACTGTTGCCGTTAAATTTTCAGTGAGTTCTACAAACTGCGTCTTTGCAAACAACCACGAAGTCGCTCCGGTTAAAACTTCAACAAAAGTTTTTCCGGCTTTTTTCGCCAACAAAGGCGTAACCCTCAATGTCTGTCTGAATAACCGGCTTATACTTGTTAATTTTGAAAATGAAACACTGACAACTTCTGAAATTGTTTTATAGGCAACCAACCCCATTAAAAGCGACGAAACAACCTCAATTGATTGCGTAATAATTTTTGCCCTCATTACTGTCCTTGTGCTGGAAACAATCAATCTGCTCGTGAGTGTAATCATTTGAGCGAATATGCCTGTTGGTATAGCAACAACTCTCTCTGTTAAAACTCGTGCCATTGAGAATATGTTTTGTGAAGCGACCACAATGGATTGCGAGAAAGAGCGACCGATTGATTTTACTACTGACGACGAAACTGATATTGTTTCGCTGATTATTCTCAAAGCACTTAAAACCCTTGTTGTCGCTGGGCTAATTATATTTATAATTTCCGTGTATGTTTCTAAAATAACCTTGTAGGACACAAAAACCGAAGCGACCACAATGGATTGCACGAGAGTTTTTGCTGTTGTAAATAAGACCGTTGACGCAATAGACAATGCGTTCGTAAAAGTTTTATATGTAATTTTAGCAAGGTTTGTTGCTACCGAAACCAAAGACGTTAAAGCCCTTGAAAGAAAAAAGTGAAATTCGTCGTTATAAACAGTTACAATCACATCATCTAAATCAAACGAGTTTGCAGAACCTCCTACGAAAATAAGTTGTGTTGATAACGCCGTCCCGACAATTTCATATCTGCCATTGCCAGACACCTGCCCTTTATTTTGAGTTAGTATGCCGGCTTTAATTCCACACGTCCCAGTTCCCGAAAAACTTTGCACTGTAAAACAAATTCTGTATCTGCGCCTAACTGTAAATACGTTTTCCTGTTTTAAATCCTCAACCCCTCCGGCAGTCCAGTGAGCCAAGCTATTGCTAAAAGTCCACGGCGAGTTAAATTCCCAATTGGCTGTTGTGTCAAAGTGTCCATTTAAAATTGTGCTGGGCTTCATATTCACTCCAACCCTTGAAATAAAAGTTTTCGCCGTTGATAAAAGTTTTGACGACAGAGCAACAATCCTTGCAGTGAAAGTTTTGCTGGTTAATAAAATCTTTGTTGAAGTAGCAACTACCCTCAAAATAAATGCTCTTGTTGTTAATTTTAACAAAATATGGTTAGGTATTACTCTTTCTGTCAAAGTTTTTAATGTTATTGCTATTTCTGCACCAATTGTTACCAAAGTATTGTTAAAAGAATTATAATTTGCTTTAATCCAAGCGGCACTACGGTTTGTATCAGATATTCTCCAATTTTCAATTTTACCATTAAAAGGCATTAGAGTTTCAGCACTTTCATAACCACCACAATCTTGTTGAACCGTATTATCCTGCGAAGGTGTATAATTATCACTATCTACTTCTGCCCCGTCTATATACATCTTTTTAGAATTTCCTGCATAATTTGCTACCAAAACAACGTAATGCCACCCATTTGTGATTGCCGCCTCTAAAGAAACAGTGGTATCGTAGTAAGTATTAAATCTTAATAAACTGTTAAAAATATCCAATCCACCAAACCCACCTTGACCGTAAAATATGTTTTGTGTTTTTGTTGCTTCTGCAACATTGTCTGAATTAACCCAAGCGTCAAAGGTATAAGCAGACCTTGTCGCAATGGTATTGGTCGTATCTATGTAGTCGTTAGTTCCGTCAAAATCTTGACATTTAGATATTTTACCGTCTGCTTGCGCCGGTTCTGCGTTCCCCCTTTTTGTTCCGTTGTTTCCCTTTATAGCAATCACAATTGTATCTGAATTATCGTCATTTAATGGTAAAACTGCTGTAAAATTTGCGTCATAAGCATTTGCCGCGTCTGATCCGTCGGAAGCACCAGAGTTTCCATAATACATATAAAAAACAGTATCAACAGAACCAGATACGCTTGGTATTTTAACTATATATTCTGCTAAATCATTTGTATCGTCGTGCCTCCTTCTCTCATACTTTAAAAGAGTTGTCCCGTCAGAAGCAGTAAATCTTATATCGTTTCCGGTAGTTAATGCTTTTGAAAAATCAAAATTTGCTGATGTTAATTTTACTAAAACCGTCAAATCAGTTAAATCTGCATCAATTTTTGTTTGGTCTATCGTTATTGATTTTTTATATAACCAACCGTTTAAAAAAGCCATTGTTTTTTATTTACCTTTTAAGTTTTCTGAAAGCGTGATTGCTCCTCTCAACGGCTCGTTGAGTGCCGGCAATTCCTCGCCCTCTTGCTCAAAGCGCACGAATTTTGGCTTGCCTAAATGCACAGGTCTTATTCTTGCGTCAACAAAGATTTCAAATCCTTCTGCCTTTGCCCTTTCTGAAAAGCACATATCCTCTGAAACATTGCGCAAAGTAACTCCGTGTTCTTTTGTAATATGCGTTTCGTGTATAAATTCAAATGGAGTGCCATTGTGCTTTGCGAATAACGCCTCAAAGCATTGCCTCTTGATCAACATACAAGCCCCACCGATTGCGTCCACTGATATTAAGTGTCCTTTGGAAACGTCCAGCTCTTTTTTGCTTCTGTATTTGTTGACCGTCCTTCCGTCCCCGATATAAAAGTCATATTTATCAAACACGCAAAGCGAGTGTTGTCCGTTTTCCCTGACGTTCCTTGTGAGCATAGGCGCGCCCACAATATCTTTGTCGTCCTCTAAAAGTTTAACCAGAGTGTCCGGCGGCAATACTCCGTCGTCGTCTGCAAAGAATAAATAATCAACCTGCAACCTCACGGCCATTTCAACAAGATAATTTCTGGCCGCGTCAACTGCCTGCCTTTCAACTATCAAAAGCGAAGTCGGGCAAGGTCTTGTCATTTTATAAAGTCCGTCAACCGTGTAGGCCGACAAATATCCCGACGCACAAGGTATTCCGATTAAAACTTTTTTTTGTTGTAGATTTTCCATAGTGGCGATTTTTATTTAATTTTATAAAAAGGGGGGTAGTCGGAAGCCCTTTTTGTTTCAATGTCCCGAAGGACTGATTTGCACAAAGTGCGTGGCTGGGCTACCCCATAACGGCGAGTTGCTGACTTTGCAACCCTATCCTTGCCCTTATATGTGAAGGGCAAAGGAGGGCAACAATTAAGCGGCTGTGTCCACGTCAAATTTCCAAGTAACTTGCAAACTGTCGCCGGAGGCAACGTTAATTGCAGAGAATACTTGTCGTGCTAACAAAGTGCCTGTTGAGGCCGCGTTCAAAACTCCGCTTTCAGTAATGGCAAATGTGCCACCGTCTGTAAAGTTGAAGGTGTTTTGAAGTTGAGCTGTGTCGCCTGCTGTGTCTGTTGTAACAACAGAAACGGAAGCGGAAGCTCTGCCTCCACCAGAGGTTGTGATTTCACTGGCGAGTTGTGTATCGGCGTCTGCGGCGGCGGCTGTTCCGACACCGAGAGCGATATATGTAAAAGCGGCCGGTGTTCCCGATCCGTTTATACGAGCGGCAATTCCAGCTACTCCAACAGTTGTTATCAAGTTACTGATAACCAACTTTGTTGAGAAGCGGCCGAATAAAGGTGAAGTCAAGTTTGGGGAAACTAAACCTCTTTTTAACAACCACATATAAAACTTATTTGGTTGGAAAAGTTGTTTTAAATTTCCTTCGCTATCTCTCAACTTGTATTCAACGTTTTCGTTCAAGCCGAATTTGGCTTTTGGTAGAAAGTTCATAGTTGAATTTTTTTTAGTTTTTATTTTACTTCTTTTTGTTTGAGGCCTTGCAACACGCTTTCTGCTTCGGCTTCTTGTTCCGACCTTTTGGCGGCTTCGGCCGCAAGTGCGTGATCGTTCTCAAACATTCCGCAGTATTTCTTAACTTCGGCGGTGATAGCTTCTTCCGTTGTTCCCATAGGGAAAGCCAACCGGCGTTCAGCTACTACCTCGCCGTTAAGCAATATGTTGAATTTGACGTCCATATAAGAGCTGTTGTCTGGCAACGAATACTCCTTTTTGGCGTCCACGATAATTGCAGAGTAAACCATTTCGGTTGCTTCTGCTTTCTCGGTTGTGTTTGCTTTTTTAGGCATAGGGGTTGGTAATTATATTATCAACGGAAGGGTTAATATGAGCTTCCGTCGTCGTAGGGCGCTTCTGGCGCAGTTGACCTGTCCAAATTTGCGTCCTTCATTGTGTTGATAGCCAGTGCCAAATCGCCTTCATACACTTTTTCTTTTTCAGAAAGAGGTATTGGACGATCCTTACTGGACTTGAAAGCTATTGATATTCGCCTTGCAAGCAACTCGTGAAACTGGCGTGGGAAACCGTGAGTATAATCGTCCGGGTTAGTGGACATATCCTCTGTGCTTGTTAAGTCGGTGAAATCAGAGGGGAATACTATCGCCCATAATTTCAAGCCGTCTGTAACGTCAATTATGGCGCTATCAGAGAGAATAAAAATGCCGTTGTCCCACAAATCAAATTGTGGCTCAATGTCGGCATAGCGCGACACTATGGTCGCCTCGTCTAATGTTCCGCCGTATTCTGACAAATCAGTTTCCGTCAACCTTTTCCAATCTGTGCCGTTTAACTTCGCGTTGAGATATTTCATACGCGACATTAACTCGGCTGGCAAATCGTATTCACGTTGTCCGGCTATCAAATCGCGCTCAAAGCGCAATCCGAAATAATCCTCGCCGACTTCCTTTGCAATTAAACCTGCAATGTCGTCTTTGAAAATGTTTGCTAAAACCAAAATGTCCGCGTCCGTAAACGTGGTTGAATTGGTTTTTGTATAGTATCGGATTAACGTTGCGAATTTAGTGAATATCATAGCTTTGTTTTGCGTTTCCTAATTAAAGACCATTGACAACATTGTCAAAGTAGCGTGCTACCACGCCAGTTGCGTCCAATGCTGTTGATCCCGGTGTAAAGACGTTTGTAGAGTTTGTGATTAAAACAAATCCTACAACTGCCTTATGTGTGTCGTCGTCTTGTCCGTTCCCAAAATTGACATCACTCATTTTTGGTGCGCGTGTAGCGACGAAATCTGCACCTACTGCCAACGTGAAGGCAACCGCGCCTGTTGTAGCATTTACAGAGGCCAAAAGCGTGTAAATTCTGCAATATCCGACTGCCAAAGTTGTTGGTGTAGTGCCGTCAACCGCCTCTGCCGTAGTCAACGCCGGAGCGTCGGCTGTGGTAGTGTCGTCCGAGATAATACCGTTTGCTTTAACGGCAAAGGTATTTCCGTATTTGAAAGTGTATTTTGACCCACCTCCAATTGCTAATCCCGGAGCGGTTAGACAACCATTTTCTTGATAATTTTTTTCCATAGCTGTTTAACTTTTTTAGTTTATAATTGACCTTTTAAGACAATGCTTCGGACACGTCGGCCTTGCGGTCAATCCTCTTATCTGCACCGGCCTCCAAGTTTATGCGGTATTTTTCGGCAATGATACTGGCAACCTGCACTGGTATTGAAACCATTACATTTTTCTTAATGGTTAGCTTGTAACCGTTAATTGTTACCTCCTCAATCCCGATTTCACCTTCAAGGAGTGGCACGATAAAGTTGACGTGTTCTGAATTGTCAAGGATATATTTCGTTTGTGCGATTATATCCTTTGGAAATTTTGCAATTGCGTCGGCTTTGACTTGCTGTTTCTTTGAAGTTATCGCTGGTGCAGTAGCTCCGGCTGTTGCTTTTGCTTTTTTCCCTTCCGGTTTTGAGCTGACACCGGCGTCCTCGCCTGCGTCGTCGCCCAAGAGCGGATCGTTTTTGATTTTTTCAACCATAATTTTGGTTTTATTTCCTTTTAATTATATTTTAATTACGGGCTTTGGCGTGCGACTTCCCAAAAAGCGTTTAAGGTTAGACCTTCGCGCTTTCAATCCTTTGGATAAAGTTCTCGTTTAGAATTTTAGCCACAAAGGTTGCCTTCCAACCGGAAGTTGCGCGTTGCTCTAATGGGTCGTTTGTTCCGCCTGAACCCAACGGCTTGACGATATTCTTTAATGCTTCGCCGGAAACTCTTGTAATTCCGTAAGCGTTAGCTCCGAAAACCAATGTGCAGTAAACGTCAATGTTGCTTGTGCCTTCACCTGTTTTTACTTTTGCATTGTTTGTTTCAACAAAACGAATATCCTCGTATGCTCCGATTTCGCCTTCCATTACTCCGGCTTGTGAAGCATATTTTTCAACTGATGTCCACTGGCTTGAAGCAACTGCCAATGTTCTAATTTTCACCGCAATTGAAGGGTGAACGATAGAAATGAAAGCGGCTTTAATTGGGCTGGTGGCATATCCTGTTGAAGCGTTGATTTGCCTTGTAATCTTTCTGGCATTATTGGCCTTTAAGGTTGCAATAACACTGTCAAGATTTGCGAGGGTAATTACGTCGCCAGAGGCAACGTCTGCTGTGGCTGTGTTTCCACTGCCAGAGTAAACTGCGCCTGTTCCGGCGTTCATTACATCTCTGCAAAGTTGGTCAATGGTATCACCGTTTTGGTCGCCCAAAATTTCGGCGGCTTCCATTAACACTGCGTCCTCACTTTCGTAAGTTACTACATCTGAAACAGTTACGTAATCGCCGTATTGAGCGACGGTTGCTGTAATGTCTGTAACAGATAGCTGACTACCGGCAGGGGTTACACCCTCTGTCAATGGGGTAGTAGCGGCGGTAAGGTTACCGTAGCGTCGGAATTTTATAACTTTTGTTCCGGCGTTTTTAGGTAAATCCCTAACCTGCGCCCAGCGTGTGTGCAACATCAATGGCATTGCTCTTTCTAAAAGAGTTCTGTCATAAAAATTGTTGACCTCTGCTGGGATATTTGTCCTGTTATTCATAGGGGCATTTTTATATTTAGTTTATAATTTTAACGATTAAATAAGAGAGGTTTTGACTGGTTTGTTAGCCGTGTCTTATTTTCTCTTGTTTGGCTTCAAAGTCGTCCTTTGGCAAATCCCACACGGTCTTTGATCCTTCGCCGGCTCTATTTGAGCCGCCTCCGGTCTGCGTGTCTTTGGCCTTTTTATCGGCCTCTTTTGCGCGGTTTGCACCAATTTGTAGCAATTTCTTGCCGGCTACCTCAAAAAAGATAGCTTCAACTGGCAATGCCCTCCTTGAAGGGTGTTGCATATAGCGCCTTGCTTTGGCTTCAAACGGCTTGAAGTCGGGATTTTCTTTTAGAAAATTCTGCACTTCTTTGTCGTCGTCGTCCGCAAGTGATTTGTCAATGATTGGAGCGAATTTTTTGGCGACAATGCTGGTAACAAGTTCAACGTCCTCTGGCGCAAATTCCTCGTCCTCGTCGGTGTCCTTATTTACTTTGCCCTCGCCTTCCCCTTCGCCGTCGGCTTTCGCCGCTTTTGAAAGTTTTTTGCGTTGGCGTCCGATAATAAAGTCCTGCGTGGACAATCGTTTGCGTTGAGCTGGCTCTGAACCGTCGTCAACGTCGTCGTCTTTTTGAGAACCTTCGGGGGCTTTGGCGTCCTTTTTGGTTTTACCGTCGCCGGCATTTTCGCCGTCGTCGGTTTTGTCGGCCTTTGCTCCCTCGTCTGTGCCTTCGCCTGCACCGTTCTCGCCGGTGTCGGTTGAGTTGTCTTTTTGGTCGTCAACTTGACCCTCGCCTGCGCCTGCGCCTTTGTCGTCGTCGCCTTCGCCTGCGGCTGGAATTATTTTATTTTCCTCTGGCATAATTTTTTACACACCAATTTTTTTAAGGGAAATGCCGTGTCCCTAATTGGTGGCTACACGCTTGCGCGTGCCTCGTCGGGCGACTAACCCGACGGCAGAGCTTGTTACGAAGCTCAATTGAACCGCCTACTTCACGAGTAGGAAATCGCCAAAGCCCCTCATTGATAAGCAGTTCAAGTGAACCTCGTAAAAATACACTGCACGATTTTATATGAATAACTGGACGTTCACACTTAATTTTCAAAGAGCTTTCCTGCCTATCCTCTGTCGTCAACTGGTTGTGCTGACTTGGCCTTTCTCACCTCACTCATTGTTTTAAAATATGGGTCAAATTCCTCCGGCACTTCCCCTGTGTCCTTTACCTGCTTTGAGTAATTTGTCGGTGTTTCTCGTAAGTCAATCGTCAAACTTCTTTTCAACCTTGCCTCCTCCACTTCCTTGTCGGTCAATGCCTCTTTGCTCAACGGATCAATCTTGTTGATTATGGCTTGCTCTAAATAAGCGATATTTTCGTTTAGGATTTTTACTATCAAAGCCCAACCGGTGCTGGCCTGCAAAGAAGCCAAAGCACCAACTACGTTTTCAATAGCGCTGGGTGCTTCCACTTTTGGAAGCTGGACTGTCATAATCTTTTTGATTTTTTTTGGTGTTTTTTTTGCCATAACTTTATTGTGCTACCGGCAAAGCTCTCGGCTGTGTCGGTTTAAATTCTACTCCCGGAGCTTTGACATTCTCTGTGCCTGTTGGATTTTCTGGTCTGTTGCGTGCCATATCAAACTCTGGCTTGACCCTCTTTAACATCATTGATTTTTTGTGGGCGTTAATGTGAGCTTTCTTTGCCGGAGTATCGCTGGCCTTGTTGTGCATTTCCATATGCACGAAGTCGTCGTCGTAAATCATTACCTCAACCAAATCGTCTTTGTCCAAAGTTTCGTTCTCGGTTTCGGCGTTCATTTCGTCAATTGAAGGTGGCAATATCTGCTCCACTTCCTCTTTGGTAAAGCCGGACAAGCGCCCGATTTTCCTCAAAGCAAATCTGACGTTAGCTTCCTGCGGAGCAGTGGCCATAACGTCTTTGATAAACAATCTGTATTTTTGCAGTTCGTTGAATTTTATCGCGTCGGAAATTATTTTGCTCTCAATCTTGACGTCTGGGTCTTGATTGCCAATTATGTTTTCCCTTGTGAGTGGTCGCCACTTTGCGCCCATTGCCCCGACAATTCTGATAACCTTCTCGTCAATATCCGCTTCAAAATGCTCTTTGTATAGGGCATACCATTGTTTCCAAAATCTCTTTTCAGACCAGCCGAAAATTTTTGCCGATAAAGAATATCTGGTGTCAACTTTTGCTGACTGCAAGTTCAATTCTGTGGCTGTTCTCTTTTCGTCTGACGTTGCTCCTTGTTGAATATCCGGCGTGGCTGTGGCTTTCTGTGCGGCTGTGTCTAAAATTTCCATAATCCAATTAACCTCCTGCTTGACTGCCTGTCTTTGGACTTCCTGCACTGCTCCTGTTGGATTTCCGTCAACCGGAATATGCTTGTTGAAATCAACGTTTAATTGCCCTCTGTTCTTGATTAAATTGGTATTGTATAGGTAAGTTGGGTGCAGACCGAGTTTAATGCCTTTAAGCCCCAAATTTTGCACTACGGCACGCGCTCTTTGCTTATCCTCAACCAAATCCGGTATGCTCACGCCGTCCCAGTCGTGTGCGATAGGATAAAGCGGTCTGTCGTTAATCGGCCACAACTTGCTTTTTAGTTCTGTGTATCTGACAACTCTTTTTCGGTTGTCTGCCAAAGTAACCAAAACCTTTTTACCTTTCCAATTTGTAAACCATTCTAAACACCTGTAATCGGCATTGTCGCCAACCAGCTTTGTAAATTTCGTCATATCTTGAAGTCCCTGTGCTTCTGCCCTTGCTTGCACGTTAGCGTCAATTAAAGACCTCAAATCACCGCTATCCGGTTTTAAATTCTCATAATTAAAATAAATGCCGGCGTCGTCCATATCTGTTTTAGACAACCGGATTTCTCTGCCTCCAAATTTCATTGCACCCCTGCCTTTCCTGTCGCCATTGACTGACGAAGCTCTTGGATCGCGCAACCACGTCATAGGGTCAATTACTTCTGGCGTCGGGCATTTCAAAGCCCTGTCAAACTCAAAGTTCATTAAAAGACCTCTGCCAAAAAACGAAGCGTCCCAATCCCACTCGTAATCCAAAATATCCTTTTCCATATCGTCATAATCAAAAGTCGCGAGAGCGTTTAAGTTCTCGGCAGTTTCCTCGTCGCCTTCCTCTCTACCTGAAAAATCCACCCCCAGTCGGTCGCTGTAAAGCGAAGCCAATACTGTTTGGTGGATAGTAAACATCAGTGGATCACCCACTGCTTCTTTATCCCTCTTTTGGTTATTGTAAAGTTTAAGCCGAAGCGCCCACTCGTCCATTTTCGGCTTCATAAACCACCACGAGAGTTGATATTCCGCTTCTATCTGGTCAATCAGACCTTTGTAATCGGTCTTTTTGACATCTTTATTTTCTGGCTCAACACCATTTTCAAGTTCCTGTGTTGGTTCAGTTTTTTGCTTTGGTTTCTTTGCCATAGTGAGAAATTGGCGATTTCCACTATGGGTTTTTAGTATTAAAATTATTTACCTCTTTTTCTGGCGTATTCGTTCTCGTATGTTTCTTTGTTTTCAATAGGTTCAATTGCTTTTATTTGAAATCTTGCGTTCATTGTCTTTTTCCCGTCTGTGGAAGTTTCCCATTCATACTGCCCTTTTGCTAAACTGGTCTGCTCAACTTTAATTTTTAAAAAATAAACGCCCCCAACTTTCCAGTCCTTTAATTCTGGTAAGTCGTCGGACGTTAAAGAAAACGACGGTAAAATCCTCTGTGGCTTTGTTGGCATATCTGCCCCAACTTTTGCACCTTTTATATTTTCCATAGTTTTATAGTATTAAATTTTAATGCTTGTGGTAGTATAAATAATTTTAGAAAAGAGGAAATCGCCAAAATCCTTTTCTACTTTTTTTCTTTATCTAATACAAAGTCAATTGTTGTTTGTGCAAGCCGTTGCAACTGCGTTAATATAACCTTCAATTGCTGTTGGCTGTATGGCAACTTTTCAATTCCGACCCAGTAAATCAAATTTGTGAGCAGAGCCGGATTGACTGTTAAGTGTGCCGTGTAGAGTTGCCCTTCAACAACAGTTAAATACTCAAAATGGTGGTAAAAATTCCTGTAATACACTGGACAACCACGATAAGTTTCTGTTTTAAATGTTGTTATTTGCATAGGCGTTTTCAGATTATTATATTATACCACAGTTTGACAAAAAAGAATACAACGTTGTCAACAGTGGATAACTTTTTAATTAAAATTTGTGAAAATGCTCCTTGTTGTGCATTGCTTTTGATAGAGTAATACCATTGTTTAAATTCCATAATTCCTCGCAGTCAATTGCCTGTTGAAAAGTTGTAATCTTATTTTCTTTTAAGATTTGTGAAAAAGGTTTTATATGGTGTGCGTTTAAATATCCACCTTTTATGTGGCTTTTTTGACAAGTGAAATCGTCCCTTGTAAAAACATCTGATTTCCATTGCCTATATTTAAAAGAGTTTCTGATTTGTTTTTCAAGTTTGGTAATTCCTCCCTTCCACAAGTGATTTTTTCTTTCTATCATTGTTTGACTTATTTTTTCACGTGCCTCTTTTGTGTGTTTTATACCTAAATGAGATTGACTTGATTTCAATAAAACTTCCGGCCGCTTCATTACGTTTTTAGCCCCTACTTTTCCCATTGCCATTTTAAAAACAATCGGTGAAGTTTCTTTGGTCAATCCCTTATTCCACGACGTGCCTCCTTTTTTAAAACCTTTTTTACCTATCATATGGGTCATAGTTTAAATCCTCGTTAGTTTGATTATTGTTTTGAGGAATTTCTAAAAATTGAGGTTCTTGTATCAACAATCTGCCTATGTTCTCTATCGTATGATCATCACGGTCAATTGTTTTTTCTTTCTGGTCTTTTTTCTCTGCCTGCTTTCCAGACCACTCGTCCCAGCGTAAATGTTCAAACTCAAAAATTGTTCTTTTGCAATTGTCAAAAATATAAAGCTCCGGCGCTTTTATAAATTCCTCTTGACCGTTCAAATTTATTTTCTGATAAGTTAAAGCGTCCTCAATTCTTTTGTCTGACATTGTTCTGGTTTTAGAGGCCTCTTGATAATTCAAGCCGTAACCTTGCAACTTTACTCCCAAAGACGTGTGCGGTATGTCTGCGTGCTGATCCTCGTTAAAAGCCGAAGGGTCAATCACCCTGCGCTCAACTCTGTATTGCTGGGCTATCTTTTTAATCCTTTGAGCCAGTTCCTCTGTTCCGCCTTGACACTTCAACCACAATTCGTCAACGATATATTTTCTGCCCTTCCGGTCAACGGCTAACCAATTGCAAGTGTCCGGCGTTCTGTCGTGTGGATCAAGCGCTTCGTAAACTGTATAATTTCTATAATCAATGTTAAAAGGTTTGACTACGTGGATATTGCGTGAAAACTGTTTAAACCTCAAACCAATCAAGTGCTGGAATTTTCCGTATATTCTGG